CACAATCAGCCGAGCGTGCAGTTCCTCGGGTGTGAGTCGTTTTCTAGCCATTGATTTCCACATTCGGTAGTAGGTCCTTTGTGCATTGGCCAACTGCTTCGCATTGCGGTGGGTTGCATTCGGCTTTCTCCCAGTTAGCAAATTCTTGGCAAGGGTAGCGCGTATAGCCTTGATAACCACAGCCGCTAAGACTAAGCGCGATTAACCAGCAAGCGATAAATCTCGTCAACGCGGTTCTCCAGCCGTTTAATTGTGTCACCCTGTCTGTTTTGCTCATCTCGAAGGCTTGCGCCTCCATTTGGTTTAAGTTCGGATAAATAGTGTTTTACTAAGAAGCGAACCGCAACGGCCAACGATCCCAAAAGAGTGCAGACGGCCACTCCGATGCCAAGCCATTCATTAGGTGTCATGGTTTAAATTGTAACAATTATAAAGCGGTTTGGGTTAACTTGTACCAAGCCGACCCATCCCAATAAACAAGACGGTCAGAATTAGTGTCGTAGAAAATGTCGCCCACGCGAGGGTTAGAAGGATTACCTGCGGCAAAGTTGAAATTGGGAGCGGTGAAACGGTTAGCATTTTCCAACTTAGCAATTCGGTTACTCAGATCGTTAAAGAGCGACTGCATGCTTGGCGGTTGATTTATGTAAGCCATTAAACAATCTCCGCTTCTGTTCCTGTTGTTAAGGATAGGGTAACCCGCTCGGGGCCATTTTCGCCAGGTTCTACGCTTGATCCAACTATGCGGTAGATGGCATCGAGTCCGTTGGGAAAGCGATCATCTGTAATCATGATGCGAGCATCATCGCCCACTTCATAAGTTCCGTACACAGGATCAACGAACGCTGGAACTACAACTTTCATCGTGATTGGCGGCGTTACCAAAGCGTTCACCGCGCCCATGGCTAGATTGTCCAAAACAGTCTCATCAGTTACATCTGTATAATTAACCTGGTCCTCAAGAACGGCCCAACCCTCGGTGAGAATAGTTGGATGTGAAGCCGTGGAGATCAATTTGCCCTCGTTAGAACCCGCTCCAATTGCGTAGATTGTGTTAGCCGTAGTTGAACCATCCTCGGGATATTCGTACTCAACAATGTTGCCAGCAGGGAATTCAAACACGGGACAAGCAGGGTCGCCAGCGGTGTAAACAAGACCGCTTCGAGGATAGTAAGTGTTGAAATCCTTCTTGGGAAGGTTCGTGATCGCATCGTAAGAAATGTCAATGTGAAAATCAAAACCATCGGATTGGCGCGAAAGGTCCTGGATTGCCTGGAACACATTCTTTAATTCATAACTGTAGTAAACACGATCAACCAAAATACCTGAGGTTGTTTCACCCTCGGAGTTATAGCCCACGCCAATATCGCCTGAAGCAATAGCCTGGGCATCCTCAATTAGAGTCTTTGCTACAACCAACTGGTCAACTGCGCTGAAATCGACCGTCTGAGTTATGCGGCGGCGTTCAAAGTAGGAGATCCACTCGCGTGCTTGAATAGACAATGCTTGGTCTTGGCTGTTGTATTGACGGCCCCAAATAACTCCACCCCAAACAAGGATGCCATCACGGTCAACATAAAGTCCGCATTTACCAGGGATCGTAGAGGCATCGACATTAAATTGATCGGTGTCAATGCCTGAAAGCATTAGGTGGCCGCTTAAGGTCCCTGGTTGGTTCAGTTGTTGCGTAAAAGCGACTCCCGTTAATGGAAGTTCAGCAATGATCGTATTTGTGAGAAGGTCTACAAATAAATAACGATAGGTGGTAGCCATACCGTCACGCCTCTGTTATAACTTCAACCCAGGTAAGTGTCTCTTCATTCCAATCATAAATTTTGCCATCAGTTGGGTAAGAAACTGGCGCTTCCCATAAACAGGTGTCATCATTTAAAATCCAAGATGCGTATGGTTGTGAGTGAATAAACGCATCACGAACAGGATCATAAATAGCATTAAACCCCGCAAAGTTTTTGCGGAAGTTCTTATTGTACGAAGTTTGAACCCATGTGCCGCCGTAATGAGCAACGCAAAAGTCAATACCTTTTTGTTCAGACTCGTTACCGTTTTCATCAAGCAATTCATTGTTATGTACAACAATTACATTGATAACTTTATTGTTTTCATCTAGTTCTGCAAAGTGTGCCATTAGAAAGTTATGCTCCCGCTTCCTGTCCATTGGTAAATTCTGTAACCGCCTGATGTTGTGATTGTTGGTGATCCTGTTGTTGATGTTGCGAGTGCAAAAGTGTCAGCGTAGCGAATACACACAAATCCTGAACCACCTGCGCCTTTTGTGCCGACATTTCCATTACCGCCGCCTGCGCCGCCGCCAGTGTTTGCCGTTCCATTTGCGCCAGTAGCCGCGCCAGTTGCGCCGCCACCTGTGCCACCTGTGCCGTAATTACCGCCGCCACCAGTTACGATCCCATAAGAAACACCGCCACCGCCACCTGCGTAGGTAACTGACGATCCAGTTATTGAAGATGCTGAACCATTACCGCCATTGCCTGGAGTATTTACGCTGCCATTACCACCAACAGCACCAGCACCACCACCGCCGCCGCTTGTTGTTTGATTGCTACCTGCTCCACTACTACCGCCACCATTATTACCTTGCCCAGCCGTGCCAGCACCTACTGTGCCGCCTGCACCACCATTCGAACTTGTTGCAGCACTACCTGAACCACCACTAACACCATTAGTGCTGGAAAAACCATCTCCATGCCCACCGCCTGTTGATGTAATACTAGAAAATACGGAGTTTGAACCGTTTGTGCCTTGAGTACGCCCACCGCCCATGTTTATGTTGCCAGCCGTGCCACCTGCGCCAACAGTTACAGTTATTGCCGACCCTGCGCTAACCGCAAAACCGCTTGCTGTTCTATAACCACCTGCGCCAGCGCCAGCGTGTAAAGCGCCACCACCACCTGCAATAACCAAGTATTCGACGGTTGATGTTACTGGAACAACAGGAGTTACTGAGTTAGATGCGGCAGATGCGGCAGATGTTCCATTAGCGTTAGTTGCTGTGACTGTGAATGTGTAAGCAGTTCCGTTAGTTAATCCTGAAACTGTAATTGGGCTTGAGCCTGTTCCTGTTACTGATCCAGGAGAAGAAGTTGCCGTAAATGTAGAGATCGCCTTGCCACCTGTTGCGCCCGCTGTATAAGCAACTGTTGCGCTTGCATTTCCAGCCGTTGCTGATCCAATAGTAGGAGCCGCAGGAACAGTTGTAGCAGTGACGCTTGCGGAAGCCGCAGAAGCAGCGGAAGTTCCTGCCGCGTTTGTCGCGGTGACTGTGTAAGTGTAAGCCGTGCTTGACGCAAGACCTGTCACAATAATTGGGGATGAGGCTCCTGATGCGGTAAATCCGCTTGGACTTGAAGTTACAGTAAATGAAGTGGCAGCGGCTCCTGCGCCAGCAGTAAAAGCAACAGAAGCAGCGCCATTATTAAATGCGCGTGCTGTTCCAACATCAGTAGCCGTTACACCTGTTGGAATTCCAGGTGCGCCTTTTGCAGACGAGGCTACAACTCCTATGATCGGCATTATGAAATGTCTCCCACAACCACCCAGTTATTTGAGGACAATTTGATGCAAGTTGCTGATGAATAACGAACGCGTAACTTTGGTGCATTGGCCGTTGCACCTGTTGAATTTACTGTTGTTGTTCCAGCGGTAACCGCTTGGATTGTGGTTTGCCCTGCGCCAATTTGTAAAACTGTGATTTGAGTTCCGTCAGGGAAAGCAACTGAAGCGTCTGTTGGAATAGAGAAAGTATTTGCAGAAGCGTTGTTCATTGTTACAATTTGACTATTGTTCGCAAGAACCGCCGTGTATGAAGCGGTTTCAGGATCAATTGCTAAATTAATTTTTGCGTCAGTTAAAGTCTTATTTGTTAAAGTTTCAGTACCAGTCAATGTTGCTAAAGTTACTGTGCCTGTTGGAATTGTGACTGTTCCGCTGTTGCTGATAGATGAAATAACTGGAGTGGTTAAAGTTTTATTTGTGAGTGTTTGCGTACCAGTTAGTGTTGCTACAGTAGAGTCAATAGCAATTGTGCCTGATCCAGTTATTGTGCCGCCTGTTAAACCTGTACCCGCTGTAACACTTGTGACAGTTCCAACTGCGCCAGTAATAATGTAAGAAAGCGAGTTCCAAGCAGTCGAACCGTTGCCGATCTTGGCCTTGTTAGTGTCTGTCTCATATCCCCACTCGCCTGAAGCAAGGGTCGGATTTGCGGAAGTCCATTGAGCAGCAGTTCCTCTGCGTATCTGAATCTGCGTTACGACTGCCATTATGGAGTACCTCCGTTAAAGAATTGTGTCGCCGTGTCATCGTACTGACCATTGTTATACGGTGCAATACTATCAAATTGCCCCGCATCTATTTGGCTCTCGGCGGGGGTATTCACAACTTGAACCCAGGCTAAACCGTTGTAAACCATTAAGCCATAGGTTGTGTTGTAATAGAGATCCCCTGTTCGAATAGAGGGAATATTAATGTCCGTATCTGAAACAGGAACATTTGTGGGAGTTAAGGCTAAACGGCTCATGTTATGTCGCCGACCACTAGCCAGTTATTGTTTGTAGTTTGAATGGCGGTACAGGTACTGTATTGAACTCGCAAAGATGGTATTGCTGCTGTTGCTCCTGTTGAAACAAGAGTGACCCCAGCGCCTCCTTGAATTGTTGTTGCGCCCGATCCATAACGCGCGAAAGTAATCTGAGCGCCAACAGGGTAGTCAACAGTTGAGTTAGGCGGTATGGTCACCGCAACTGAGGAAGCATTTGTAAGCGTTACAAGTTTTCCGTTATCGCTGGCTACGGTTGTGTAGGTAGTTCCTGTTTGTGCGTTAACGGCAAAGTTTAAACCTGGGGCTGGAAGGTTGGTTGTTACCTCGGGGCGTGTGTCAGTAATATTTGCAGCGTTGATCTGAGTGACACCAGCGCCTACGGCCACCGTTGCTAGTGAGATTGAGTTGGCGGGAGTTGCAGGGGCGGTAGGCGATCCAGCAGGAGTACCTGCTACAACTTGGTAAATCACATCATTAAAAGCGCCTGAATAATAAGCGTCACGAACTGTTGCGACAATTCTATCTATTCTTGGGTTTGTAGGATCGGCCGTTGTAATTGTTTGCGTGACGGTGGCATCGTTATAGAAAGTGTAAACGCCCATGTTGGCTTGAGTGGTTCCAACAACCGCTGCCCATCCCGAAGCAACAAGCACAGACATACCTGCGGGAGAATTGGGAGTAACCGCCATGGAAGCAGAACCGATGATGCCTGTGGTGGCATACAGGGCTTGCTGAATCAGTCGATCGCTTTCAGCAGGATAACTTCCTGATTGTAACCAACTTGGAGGCGATACAAGTGTCATTTATTCTCCTAAATGTAAGCAGACTGCCATGTTACAACGGCCTGGGTTGTTCCTGCCACGGTTCCTGTGCCAGTTAAATAGAACTGATTGTTCCCTGGTTGAGCAGAAAACCATGTGCCTGAGATAAGTGTATTACGAGCAGGGTTTCCATTCAGCGTGATTAGTTTATTGTAAAGATCGACATTTAACACATCGCTGCTTGAATAAGTTCCCACAAAGTTTAAAGCGGCATTTTGAGTTGTGTTACCAATTGTCGGGTTTGTGATCGGGCCGCTTATAGCGATGTTGGGATAGGTAGTGGCCCAACCAGCGTTATTGATTGTGGTTGAAATAATTACAGAACCGCCGCCATAAGTTACAGGGTAGGTGCGGTCATAAACGCGGCCTGTTGGCGGAGTATAAGCCAGGGTTGCGGTTTGAATATTGCTGGCATAGACATTTGGGTCGGGGCAAAAGAAAGTAACCTGAGCAACGATGTAGCCGTAGGTGTAGTTGGGGTCTACGGTGGCCCTCAAGCCTCGTACGCGGGCGTAGACGACCTGCTCGGTGTCTGCGTTAGACATCAGAAAATAAAGAGGCGTAGTGCCGCTCTGTTGGGGTAACAGCGCCCTTTGAATGGTGTTGAAATTGACTTGGGCCGAAGCGCCAGGGGAAGCCAGGCAAAGGAACTGAATGCTTATGTCGCGGCCCGATAGAAAGTCACGGCCCGAGAACATACCGTCTGCGTAGCCTCGGTTGTCGTCTTGGCTGCGGATGTTTGGAAGCGCCTCTAACCCATCAACCGACTGTATTTGATAAGGCGATCCAGCGCCGCCAAATACCTGATTGTTAAATGAGAAGGAATAATTAGCAATTACGGCTGGCATTATTCGGCAACTCTCAGAGAGTTAAGTTTGGTTAGAAGTCCACCTTGAGTGAAATTGCCTCCAACGGTGACCGCAGTTCCGTATTTAATAGCAGTAACCACGCTGTTTGCAGTTGACGATGGGTCGGTCAAATTCACACCTGAAATATTAGTTGTAATGTTTGTAACTGGTGCGCTTGTTGTTATTGGCACAGTTGATGTAGGTGTTGGTGTTGTTCCTGTAATTGTTGGAACGATACCCGCATTAAGTTTGGCAGCGTTTGCGGTGGCTAAACCCTTAGTTGCGGCTGCAACTTCGGCAAGTTTTGCTTTAAGAGCGGCCAACTTATCAGAAGTGGTTGCATCAATTTCATCAATTGCTTTCTCAAAAGCAAGTTGAGCATCTAGCAAGGCTTTCTGTAGAACCTTTTGCGCTTCGGCTAAACCTTCATCAAGTTTCTTTTGGGCTTCTGCGCGAGCCTTTTGTAATATTGAAGCGGACTCAGCAAGAGAAGCCTCAAGTTTTGCCTTGGCATCAGCAATCGCTTCTTGTAATTGTGTAGCCGCTTCCAACATACGAGCATCGCGTTCGGTCTTGGCTTCGGTCATAGCACGGCTGTATTCGGCGTTAGCCTCGGCTAGAGAGTTCTTTAACTCCAGGTCAACTTCGGCCAAAGAGTCCTTCAGATCAATTGCTACCTGGTCGTAAGCATCCCGCAACTCAGAAGTTGCTAGATTTGCTCCGTTGCTCATGGTCCTGGCTAATGTATCAAGCCCTGTTTCTTGGATTGCCTCAAGATCCATGAAAGTGTTCTGAATTTCAGCCTGTTGCTCAGGCGATGCTTGCTTAAGTTGATCCACCATTTGAAGGCCAATTTCAGGTCCAGCCTTAACAATTTGTTCAATAAATGTTTGTGCGTAACCCTCACCAGCAAGGTAGCCCGCAGCCTCTTGTAACTTTCGAGCGTTCTCTAAGTCTCTTTTCATATTGAACAAGACTGAACCAATGTCATTATTGCCTTTGAAAATCTCGGTCAAACTGAAACCTGTGCCTGAAGCAAAGGCGCTGCGCAAGCGATCTACAGACTGCTTGATAATTGACACTTCTTTTTCAGAAGCCTTAAGGCGTAGATCGGCTGATTTTGCGGCGGCAGACTTTCTAAGGTCTGTTAACTTATTTTGAAGGGTGGCTTCAATGTCCGCAGTTTTCTTTGCGTAATCTTTCGCAATATCCACCATGGCCTTTGTGTGTGTATTTTTTGCGTCAACAACAGCGGCATCATAGGTTTTCTGCGCATCGGCTCGGCGCTCACGATCGGCTTCCTCGGCCGCCGCTATTGTTTCTTTGTAATCATTTTGCAGATCCGCAACCTTTTCATGATAATTTTGATGCGCCTCAATTGACTTTTCAATAAAAGCCATTTCAATATCTAGCAACTTTTCAGCACGCTCTTTTGCTTTATCTGCTACTTCTTTAGCCGCTGCTTCTACCTTTGGATCAACAACTCCTGGCTTATCTTTTCCACCTTTGGTTGCTTTCTCGACCTTCTTGCCATTCTTTTCAGCAGCAGCGCCCATTTTGTCCAAGCCAGCGGCTAGATCTTTGGCTTTTTTAGCCGCAGCATCAGCAAAATTGCTGGCACCTTCCATACCTTTATTCAAAAGGTCTAGACCTGTTTTGGCATACTTACCCACACCTGGCAATTTAGATAGCACAGTTAAAACTAATTTAAGAGGATTTAATAAGAATTTAATGAATGATAAACCCACATCAGCGATAATAGGAATGATGGAGGCAAAAGCATTGAGCGCAACTTTTGCCACGGTGATCACAGCCTTGCGAAAGGTGTCACTCTTTTTCCACAGTAATACAAAGCCCGCCACTAACAAAGCAACAGCCGCTACAACAAGGCCTATGGGATTGGCATACATAACAGCGTTGAGACGCAATATGGAAGCCGCAAGCGTGTTAGTTGATGCTATAGAAGCCAACTGACCACCTGACAAGAGGACCTGGGCTACAGCAAATACTTTGCTTGCGGTTGCTGAAGCGATCACCACAGTCTTATAAGCAACAAAGGCTGTCGTTGCGACTCCAACACCAATTGCTATAGCCTCAATGTAATCTATGTTCTTTTTAAAGAACGCGCCCAATTTGGTTAATACAGGAATTATGAGGTCTAGTATTTTTAACAATCCTCTGAACGCTGGCATAAGCGCATCGCCCACGGCAACTTTGGCATCCTCAAATTTAGCCTGTAAAGTTTTCATGGTGTTAGCGGTTCCGTCAGCCGTACGCGCATAATCGCCTTGAGCAAGCGCCGTGTCTTTTAAGATCAATGAGTAAGCAGCCTGGGACTTGATCGCAACAGGCAGGGTTCCACTTGTCGTTTCAATAAGACCCATGCGAAGGGCTTCCTCTTTTAAGCGAACTTCTGAAAGGGCAACACCAAAGCGCTTTAAAGGTTCTGTTTCACCTGAAAGACCTGATCGCAAAGCGGTGATGGCTTGGTCGATGGATGTGTTGTTAAACGAAGCCATGTCAGCGGCTAACTGAACAAGGCTGACAGACATCTTTTGGGACTCGCCTTGGCCCAAACCAAATGCCTGGAATAAGTTACCGTAAGTTCCAGCCGCTTCTAAAGCGGCCTGGTTAGAAATACCTAAATTAGAAGCAGCGCTTTGGCCGAACGCTTCGACTTCTGCCGCGCCTTCACCAAACACAACCTGCACTTTAGATAAAGACTCGGCCATGTTGCTGGCCGCCATAACTGACTCTCTAGCAAACGCGGTAACTTGCGAAACGGCAAAAGTTGCACCCATAGCAGCGCCAACCTTTTTTAAGGTTCCTATAAAGTTAGTCATGCCGCTGCTGGCTGTTTTTACATTGTCATCTACGCCTTTGATCGCGCTCTGCGCCTGGGCGAGACCCGCTTTCAACTGGCTTACATCGGCTTGAAGTTGAATAAGAATTGGCGGGATCGTTGATGCCATCTATTAACTCCTCAGATACGATGCAAAAGCGCCAATGAATGTCCTGCTTAGTTTACCTGATTGTTTCAGGCTTTCGGCGGCAGGAACAAGGTACGGATATTTTACTCCTGATTTCCACTCGGGGAGTCCTAGTTCAACAGCGCGTGCGTACACCATAGAAGCGCCAACTTCGGCAACATAATTTTGGCCGAAGCCGATCTTTGTCTGCGAATAAATAGAACGGCGCAAGTTACCAGTCATGACATTGGGGCCAGGGCCTGTGCCTGGAATATGCCCCTGGCCTCTTGGGTGCGTTCCTGTGTTGGCATTCTTTTTGGCTTCGCGTTCAACAGTAGCAGCAGCCATACCGATCGCAAAGCGTGCGGCGTTGTTTACATCAACTTCTGTTTTACCAAGAGCGGCTAGAACTTGGGGCAGGTTTGTGAATTCAAATGTCACTCTCGCACCTCACTTTGCATCTTGGTTACAGTTGCTGCTATTCCCAACAACCAATCAGCGGTACTTGCGGGTAGATCATCCACTTGCGCGGGTGTCCATCCGAAGCGATCGGCAAACTGATAGTAGTACCACTCCTCATCGGGGTAATCTAGATCAGGTCGGCGTTCGCCACCTTCAAGCCACCACCTTAAGCGTTCGAGTTGTCGGTACCCGCTTTTGGGTCTTGCTCGTTCTCAGGTGTATCGCCCAAGGAAGGGAACAGAAACTTCTGTGCATCCTTTGTAGCGTCAACCAAAGCATCGTAATCTTTCATTTCTAACTCATCTAGGTTTTCGATCTTAAGCGCGGGGATCAAAAGGTCAAGAGACCAGTCCTCAATCAACATCGCAATCAATGCATCGCCTAGTGCTAAGGCTCGAGTTAAATCTCCGCCTTCAACATCTGCCGTTTTTAACACGCGCTTGCGATCTTTCACGCGTAGAGATTTAGGGTCCTTCAAAGTCACAGTTGCGCCTGAAGGTAGTGTTATCTTTTCTGACATTTTTGCCTCCTGTTTGTTTGCCTTCCTAGATCATAACCTAAAGGGAGCAGGTGGGTGGGATGGCGGGAAGGCGTTCGCCATCAACCGATCCCACCTGCTCTTGGATTTAAGCGTAGGTTCCTGATGCTTTCGCGTTCTGTAGGACCCACTTGATCGGTGCAAAACCGCCTGTTGATCCAGCGTCAGTTGTATTTCCCTGGCCGTTGAGATCAATTGAAACCTGAACGAAGTCCTCACCGCGTTCAATAACGGCGGCTGTGTAAGCGCCCTTAGTGATTGTGGCCTGGATTTGAACAGCAGCCGCGCCTGTGCCGTAGGCCCAGTTAAGAACGATTGCTGGTTGAGAGTTGTTTAGGTAACGGGTTAGTTCTGTGTCATCCTCCATGATGAAAGTGATCTTGCCCGTTACTTCCAAAGGTCCCAAGAAAATGTTGTATGGGTTCTGAGTGTTGCTGATGCCATAAACAGGAGTGACGGATCGAGCCATGTCGATGTTGCCTGTCATGGAATTGGAAACCGCAGAGCCTCCAATAGAAACTGTGCCGCGCCAAACTTGAGTAGGCAAGATGGTTGAGAAAGTTGGAGTTGGATCGGCGACTGCGCTTGATGCCCAGCCTGTTGTCTTTGTATCGTACTCAAGCATTCCGTCAGCGTTAAACTTTAAAGAGAAGTCTGAGAACTGGCATCCTGGATAAGAACGAACATCTGCTGCGTAGAAGTCGGTCAGCGTGTATGAAATTGGCTGATCATCTGCGCCTGATGTGAGGCTGTTCTTTAGAGAAATCGTGTGCGTGAATGGTGCTGTGGCACCTGTTGTTGCTACGGTTCCAAGAAGGCCCGCAATACCGTATCCAACTGTGTCGGCAAATACTGCGCCACCAAAGTCAAATGTAGAGCGTGTGCGGCCTTGTAGATAAGCGTAATTAACAACATTTGAACCACGAAGTCCTGTGTCGTAGAGCGGATCTACAACATCAACAGGCTTAATGCTGTCTTTTGCTACTGGTATAAAATCTGTTGGGGCGACAATCGTACCTTTGGTTGCTTCTTTAGCGATACCCAGGTACGAGCGTACGGATTGCTGTACTGACATTATTCACTCTCCTTAGAGTCGGAGTCTGACGCGGCAGACTTGATTGGGGCTGGTGTTGGAATTGCTGCGGGCTTCGCTGCTCCTGGTGCTAGGCAGTCAGGATGAGTAAAGCCTTCGGGTGCGTCAAACTCGTCACCTGGTTTTACTGTGATCCCCAGCGATGGGAACACTCGTTCATCTGTTCCGTTGTATTTCAGTTTCATGTTGCTCCTTATGCTTGGATCATTTCAGTAATATCGAATTCTATCTCAGCAAACACTTCTGAAGCGCCCTCATTGGTTGTGGACACTTCTCCGTAGCGTGCATTGATGATCGGTTCGGCTCCTTGCCACACTAGGTTACCCGTTGGGTCACCAAAATTGTGGTCGGAACGCAGTCGTTCTTTGATGTTGTCGATCAGCACATCAAAATCATCCATTACATCCTCGGCATTTCGATGCATCGAGTGGGTATAAATCTGCAGGATCATTGTGTAATCCACGCGCTTCCAACCGCTATTAGCGCCGCCGATCGCCAGGCGTGTTTCTGTTTCAGCAGCAATGAAAATAACAACGGCCGATCGTGTTAACTGTCCAGGCTGCGAATTGATCTGATAATTGATGCGCTTGGGGAAGGAAGTAAAGACTTGGTTCAGGTTGGTTATTTGTGGGTTGGAAATAAACGCCGCAAGCGTATTCCTGACCCCTACGCGGCCAGCCATTATCTAATCCTGCGGTACTTATCGACCATGGTTAACGCCATCGAAATCTCTCCACCGTAACGAGCCGACCCAGGGATGCTTCCCTGCGGTTGAGTTGTGATGTTCATGGTTAAAGAATTGTCGCCACGGATCTTTATGAAAGCCGTGGTGATAAGAATGCACGCTTGCTTAATCGCGTTTGGCATATTGCCGATGGCCGCGCCCGCAGCGTGAGTGAAAAGCAGCGGGGAAGCCAAAGTAAGGGTGGCGTTGCCGTAGGTATAAGACGAACTCACATAGACGGTTTCGCTGCTTGCGCCATCTGAGATACGAAGCATTTCGCCAGGAATGATGCCGATTGGATCGGCCACAACGATCGTAGAAGCCCCAGCGGTTCCTGAAACAACCGTTGTATTGGCAAAGCCAGCCACATAGGTGTACTTAGTAAAGATTTGTTGGGAGCCACCAATCCCAGGGCCAAAAGCCAAAGGTCCCGCAGAGGAATAAGTGGTTGCCATTTGTGATAGCGGGACAAGGATTTGCTGCTCTTC